CCTGATGTATACCTTTATGGTAGTTTATTACATTCAGCACCGTATCTAGCAGAAGATCAAAGGGTAGCAATATGGGCGCAGTTGTATAGCGCAGCAGTTGCTAGATTAAATGAAAGCTCTGAAGATGCTAGGTTTAGTGGATCAGGGTTAACTCTTAAAGTTAGGGGATTAGTATGAGTTTTACAAACTTTTTAGAAACAGAAATATTGGATCACGTATTTGCAGGGGCGGCTTATTCAGCACCTTCGCAACATTACTTAGCATTGTTTACAGCAGCGCCAGGCGAAACTGGTGGAGGTACTGAGGTATCTACTTCAGGAACAGCTTATGCAAGAAGACCTGTAAACTTTACAACATCAGGTGCAACAACATCAAATAACGCAGCAGTAGAATTCGCTACAGCAACTGCAGCTTTTGGTACTGTTACACACGTTGGAGTATTCGATGCGGCTACATCAGGAAATATGATGGCATATGCAACATTAGCCTCATCAAAAGCGATTGATACTGGTGATGTATTTCGTGTACCATCAGGTGATTTAGACATTACACTAAACTAATTTAGTTGTAACGTATGGCTTTTGTATATGGTGATTCGTATTATGGCTTACGTACTTGGGGTAGTAGTAGTGGTGATGTAAAAGATGCTTCAGCCACTCTAACAGCCACATCAGGTTCTGGTGCTGTAGACTGGGAAATAGCTATTGGTAGTGGTGTTATTACAATAACCGTTGCCTCTGGTACTACGTGTAGTGCTGAAAAGATAATACTTGAGGAATCTGATCGCTACACCTATGGTTCAGGATTGTGGGGGCGTAATGTCTTTGCAGGTAATGCAGACTTACAGACTATTGTGTCTGCAACATCGTCTATTGCTAATGTAGTACAAGAGCGTGTACGTGAAGCTAGTGCTACAGTATCTGCAACTAGTAGTGTTGCGGCAATTGGTGGATTACGATTCTTTGCTAGTGCAACTGTAACTGCCACATCTACATTACCAAATCTACCGACAACAACGTTAAGAGTTAGAGAAGATACTGGTGGTATATTAGCTCAAGCTACAGCAACTGCAAATGCTACTTGTACTTGGAGTACAGGTGCAACAGTAACTGCATCAGGTAATTTAACTGGTTCAGCAATTAAATTCTTCCTAGAAAGCTCAGATAAATATGCTTATGGTTCAGGCTTGTGGGGTAGACAAAGATACGACCAAGAAGATTTACAGACAATTGTCTCAGCTACTTCTGTTGATACATCTTGTGTTGGTGCAAAAGTTAATCTTTCAGCAATCGAAATATTTGCAGTATCACCAACAGCTTCTAGTGCAGAAAAAATACATCAACCAAGTGGAGCTACTACTGCTAACGCTTCTGTAACATCTAGAGCTGAAGCTATATTTATATCAAGCGCACAGATTTCATCTTCTTCTACGACAGCATTTACAACAGTTATTAGAGTAAGAGAAGATACTGCGGCAGTATCTACAACATCAGGTGTAGCTACAATAGGTAGAGAAAAATGGGAAATTATAGTTAACAATAATAATACTTGGACACAGATAGCAGCATAATATTATGGCACTAATACCATTACAATTACCACCGGGCGTACATAGAAACGGTACAGACTTTGAGTCCTCTAATAGATGGCGTGATGCTAGTTTAGTTAGATGGCATGATGGAACATTACGACCTGTAGGTGGATGGGTAACAAGAAAAGCATCAGCATTCGCTTATGCCCCAAGAGCTATGCTTTCATACTTAGATAATAATAGTGATGAGCATTTAGTCGCAGGTACTTATGAAAAATTATATTATGTAAACCCATCGCAAACAGTTTTTGATCTTACACCAACATCAGGATTTACTTCTGGCACATTAAGTGGTGCTGTCAATACTGGATTTGGTGGTGGTTTTTATGGACTTACTAATTATGGCAACGCTCCTACATCATCAGGAGTTTATTCTGAGGCAACTACATGGAGTTTAGAAACTTGGGGTGAGTATCTGTTAGCAGTATCATCTACCGATGGTAAGCTCTTAGAGTGGCAAGGTAACACAGGAGTAAAAGCAGCTACAGTTGCCAATGCTCCAACAAGTAACAATGCAATGGTTGTATCTGAAGAACGTTTTGTTTTTTGTTTAGGTGCAGGTGGCAACCCTCGTAAAGTAGCATGGTCAGATCAAGAAAATAATACTGTGTGGACTGCATCAGCTACAAATCAAGCGGGTGATTTTGAATTACAGACTACTGGTCAAATAATGTGTGGCTTACGAATGAGAGGTCGTACACTTATACTTACAGATAACGATGCACATATAGCAACATATTCAGGTGCGCCATTTGTTTATGGTTTTGAAAGAGTCGGTACAGCTTGTGGAGTTTCATCAAGAAAAGGTGCAGTAGCAATTGATGAAGGTGCTTTTTGGATGGGCAAGAATGGTTTTTTTACATTTGATGGTTCAGTAGCCTCACAAATATCTTGTGAAGTAGCAGATTATGTATTTAATGATATGAACCAAGCACAAAGAAGTAAAGTTTATGCAGTACATAATTCACAATATGGTGAGATATGGTGGTTCTATCCATCAGGAAATTCAAACGAAAATGACAGATATGTAACTCTTGATTATCAAGAAGGACATTGGGCAATTGGTACTATTAGTAGAACCGCAGGTGTAGATCAAGGAATATTTACAAGTCCTATATGGAGTGATGCTAGTGGTAACTTATACAATCAAGAGACAGGATACACGCACACAGGATCAAGTAAGCCATTTGCAGAATCAGGTGCAATCAGTATTGGTAATGGTGACAGTATTATGAAAGTTACACAATTAATACCAGATGAAGGCACACAAGGACAAGTGCAAGTTACTTTTAAAACAAGATTCCATCCTAACGATACAGAAACATCACATGGCGCAGTTACCTTAACAAACCCAACAGACGTTAGATTTCAAGGTAGACAGGTAAGAATGAAAGTACAAGGCGTTGGTAATGATAATTGGAGATCAGGAATAATGCGTATAGAAGCACAACCTGGTGGTAGACGATGAGTATAGCTACACCACCACCACCGTTAGGCAAAGAGTGGAAACCGTGGGGAGAAAGATTAAACGCATTTTTAATGAACACAAGAAACAAATTACAATTTAGAAATGCAGAAAGTAAAGCTACACAAGATGGAATTATTATGTGGGATGAAGCGCAAGATGCTGTTGTAGTTTCCAAGAATGGAGCTTGGGTTAAGTTAAAATACGATCCATGAAATTAGAAGATGAAATTATGAGATGTAAAGATTGGATACAGTCTGCACTTAATAAAGGTGGCAATACTCACAACGTTAAAGATATAGTTGATGGGATAATTAGTGGACATATGCAACTGTGGGGTGGACAAAACGGTTGTGCAGTAACAGAGATTGTAGTGTATCCTAATAAGAAAGTCCTACACGTTTTTCTTGCAGGTGGAAATCAAGGACAAGGAATAAAACAAATTACTGATATGCATGATGATGCAATGGAGTGGGGAAAATTACAAGGCTGTGATGGTATGACTATAGCGGGGCGCAAAGGTTGGAAAAAAATCTTAAAGTCTAAAGGTTGGTCAGAGCAGTTTACAACATTAATAAAGGAGTTTTAACATGAGTGGTGGTGGCGGAAAAGGTGGTAGTGAAACTACTAAAACAGAAGTACCTGATTGGATTAAACAACCAGCTATAAGAAACTTACAACGAGCAGAAGATGTGCAACGTATTGAATACATGCCATACCGAGGCCCGGAAGTAGCAGCTTTTAATGCAACACAAAATGCAGCAATGAATAACAATATAGCTACTGCTCAAGCATTTGGTTTACTCGATCCAAACAGTACACTATCAGCAACAACTGGTATGCCAACTCCTACAGATTTTAATGGTTTTTCAGGTTACAGCTCTATGCCAATATATGATCAAGCACTTGCTGAAACCAAAAAAGCACAACCAGGCGCAGTAGCACAATATGATGCATTATTTGGTCAATCTGCAATGAATAGCCTAAATTCTGCACGAAACAGTGGAAGAGGTGGTGCATCATCAGGATCGAGGTTATCACCAGCTCGTAACATTACAACAAGTGGATTTGGTAACTTTAACTCAGGCGATGGCATGATGTCAGCAAGTAATGCTATGCAATCAGCAATGGAAGCTAGAGGTCAAATTATAGGACAACAAGCTACTGGTGAAGCTGAAGCAAGACAAAACTATCAAAGGCAATTACAAACTCAATCTTTGAATAATAATCAAAGTGAGTATGAAAAGGCTGCTGGAATTGGTGCATATGGGGGAAAGTAGGAGGGGGGGTAAGTACAGTAAATAGCTCACCTCCCTTAACTGAACAAGAATTTAATACAGGCAAAGCAGCGTTTATTAATATGTTGACACCTAAATTTAATTCTGTACCAGAGGCTATGACAACAGTAAACAAAGGTTCACCACCTTTAGGAGATAAGATTTTTGGTACCGTTATGAGTGATACAAGAAAACAAGGTAACCCTCATAGTACAGACAGATATATTTATGGAAAAATTTAACAGGAGATAGAAATGGCAGGATCACCAACACCAGGTGGACAAACAGCACCACCAAACATTAATAGCCTAGCGGCTCAAGGCATACAAGGTGCAGGTATGGGTACTGCTATGGGTTTGGGTTACAAACCTCAACAAGTTGGTGTTGTAGGTACTAGCTCAAGTGTAAACCCTAATTATGTTACTGGTTCAAATGTTAATGCAATGAATGTAACAGGATCAAATGTTAATCCAATGGCTATAAGTGGACAAAATGTAACAGCGCAACAATTAGGAAGTCAGGTAGCAAGTCCAACAGTTAACGCTAGACAACTATCAAATACTTCATATACACCGTACATGAACCCTTATAACGATGCAGTAATAAAAGCAAATGAAGCTGATATATTAAGAGGTGCAAATATAGGTTTAGGTTCTCTACAAAGTCAAGCACAAGCAGCTGGAGCTTTTGGTGGATCAAGACATGGTATTGCTATGGGTGAGATTGGTAGAGAGACACTTGATACATTAGCACAATCATCAGCAGGGCTACGACAAGCGGGTTTTCAAAATGCACAACAAGCAGCTTTACAAGATATAAACAATAATTACAATTCGCAACTTGCTAATCAACAAGGTGGGCAATTTGATGTAAATACAAATATGCAAGGCCAACTAGCAAACCAACAAGCTGCTCTACAAGCAGGACTTGCAAATCAAGGCAATGCTTTAGATGTAGCACGATTAAATCAAGCTACAGGTTTACAAGGTCAATTGGCTAATCAATCTAACGCATTACAAGCACAAGGCATGAACCAACAATATGGTATGCAAGGACAATTAGCAAATCAAGGTAATGCTTTACAAAGTGCTTTGGCTAACCAATCATCTAACATGCAAGGCCAACTAGCAAATCAATCTTCAGGATTGCAAGACATTAGCAATAATTTACAAGCATCATTAGCTAATCAATCAGCGGGCTTGTCA